ACATCTGGTGTTGTTGGCGAGTATGGGTGGGTTACTAGCTACAGGGGGCCAAAAAAGCTTCCTAGCTATAGGTATGTCCATAATTTTGGAGCATACAAACTCTCCTATAACTACACAGGGAATGGGTATATTTACGCCTCGTTAACTCCAGGCTGGGAATATATCTATTCTGGGAGATGCGCCGGCGCCAAGTTTTTTACAACTGGTCGCTGGACTAACAATCTTCCTTACCATGACAACAGCAGGTTAATCGCTGCTGTAAGTTCAGAGCTTTATCAGAAAGCTTCCGAACCTTATGTTCCAAGCTATCATTGGTTTGGTGAAATGCGTGAGACTTTGGAAAGTCTAAAATCGCCTTTGAAAGGCGCTCGCACTCTTGGTAAAAATTTAAAAAGGGCTTTGAATGCCTTGACCCAGAAGAAGCAGGCAGGACACATTAGTCTTGCCGAATTTGCTGAATCTGCAGCGTCTGCACATCTCGAGTTTACCTTCGGGATGGTTCCTCTGGTTGGTATGACCAACAGTATTATGGAGAAGATCGCTGAGCTGAATAATGAGCTCAACGTTGTCAGGCGCGTGTACAAGTCTAGTAGGCGGCTTCCAGTCGCATACTCGTCTGGTATTTTCAACAGCTACATCGAATGGAAAGACGAACAAGTCTTAACCGCGCGGGGTAGCATGATGGTTCAATACGTTGAACATGGTAAGTTAGATTTTACTCGTTTTAGTCCACTGACGTTATTAAATCAGTTCGCCACAGAGGGATTCCAGCTTTTAGGACTCTCTTTTCTGGTTGATTGGTTTGTACACATCTCGGCTCTGTTAAAAGAGTCGCGCCCCATACCAGGGACGGTGTTATATGGTACTATCACTGCAAAATCTCGCAGGGATCAAACCTTTACTATTACAAGTATACCTAGCTCATATTACACATGTAGGGGTCCAATGACTATGGTTCTCACAGCTGAGAGCACTGATCGGACCACTAATGTTACTCGACCAGGCATCTTAACGTTTGGTTGGGGCTTAAACTCTGTTGGTAAGAGTATGAGTGTTCTATCTCTTCTAGCATCAGCATTTGCTGGAAAATTTAAGCCTAGGACGTAAATGTCCTTCTCAAAGCCAGGAATTTATCCTTTCTTTGATGTGTCTTTCACGGTTTACAAACTTTTACTAGGATTTATTATGAAAGTTAACGTTAGTTGGGAATCTACAGTTCCAGAAGATCATATTCTTGTTACAGACGGGCAACCGGCTGCTAATGGTGCTGATCTTGTGGATACGACTGGAGACGCTTTTGATGAGAATCTTAAGATGTCCTTACGAACACGTACTGGTGTGGTCAATTCTGACACATCTGTGGTTAAGACCAAACGGTCTGCTAACCTTCGATTTGTCTCAACAGACGCAGTGTCTGGTGTTCAGACGATCAATCTTGCGCGTGTAGAATTCGAAGTTCATCCTGATCTACCGGATGTTGACTTTGAAGACTTACGCAAATCTGCTGCTAAACTCATTACTGGCGACGCTGCGTACTCCTTACGAACATTTTGGAGTACTGGCAATGTTGATTCTGAGCCTTTAGCCTCGGTTTAATTCTAATCCCATATCTGGAGTATCCAATATGAAGATTTGTGACAAAACACAAAAAGATGCGTTGATGATGGAAATGTTCGCAACGCTGGTTAGTGACCTACGTTCCTCAGCAAATATACCTTTTGTCGGTAAATGTCTATCTCAAGCTATTGCGTCTCGCGACGTTCCTGCTATGAGAGCGGCTAAGTTACCGGATTGGTTAGACGCTCCTCGGAATACGGCAAAAGCCGTGTATCAAATGGAGAATTTTGCAAAGAGATACGTGTTTGACAATGATAAGTTAAGCGAGGAAGACTTAAAAGCGAAGGCTATCTTAGACTTTAAGAAACACCAAGCTACAGTCTCCACTCGTTTACCAGAGAGTGCTTCTACGCATATGGTTTTACGTGAAGCTCGCCGCATTTGCAGCCAGATTCTGGGTCCTTTTCCTAAGGATGAACACTTCAATCTAAGTCACTTTGGTCGCAAGGCAGCCACTGGCTTAGCAGCCTGTGATGCTTACCTGGATACCAGGTTTGAAACTTTAACTGGTACTCCTGAGCAGCTGCGCTGGTTCTCTGAATTTGCTGAGAGCCAGAACAAGGTGTTTCCTAGAAATCTCAAGGAGATTCCTTGCAACAAGCTAACCCTTACAGCCGTGCCTAAGAGTCATAAAGCTGCTCGTACTATTACTCCTTTTACTGTTGTTGGCGGACTTATGTCTGCTGGCATTGGTAAAATGTTATATGAGCGCTTAAAAAGTGTCGGAATCGACATGGCCTACCAGCAGGATCTGCATAGACTTTTATGCAAGAATGCTAGTGTTGATAAACGTCTAACAACGTTAGATTTATCAAAAGCGTCAGATAATATTGGTTTCGTACATTTGCGGCGTCTCCTGCCAGTTTCTTGGTTTCGGGAGATCAACCGTTGCAGGGTTCCTACTGTGCAAATAGGAGATGAAAATCTTCGAACTAGCACTTTTATGATGATGGGTGTGGGTTACACATCCACCTTGCAAACTCTTGTATTCTACTCGCTGATAAAGGCTATTTGCAATCTTACTAACACCTCTGGCAGAGTTTCTGTCTTTGGTGATGATTGTATTTATCCCACACGAGTACATCGTTATGTACTTGGAGTATTCTCCTCCATTGGCTTCGAGGTTAATTCTGAGAAAACCTTCTCTGATGAAAGCTTCCGTGAGTCTTGTGGGGCGGATTTTTACCGCGGTTTGAATATTCGTCCGTATATGCCTAAGACTTCTGATGATGAGAGCTTTGAACAATTCTCATATAAATTGTACAACGGGATTTTCTCTCGTTGGCCAATACATCAACTCCCTGGCGTACGTCACCTGTTAATTTCGACTATATCAGCTATACGGGGTATAGTATTCCAGGTGCCTTTCTCGGCGCCCGAAACCTCAGGTATTCGCGTTGCTGCTCCTAATGTTGTGGATGACTGGTATATAAACTGGTCTCCTGTACGGTTACGGCCTTCAAAAGCTTACAAAGCTTCTTTGAAAGTCGTGCCTGAACAGAATCCGAGCACTGCCATCAGCAACTTGGCATACACCTTTATGTCTGTTGTTGAACCGACACCTCTAAAACGTGAGGTTAGTCGGCAGTTTCCTTACCTCTGGGAAGCGTTGCGTAAGAACTCTTTACGCAAGTCTATACCGCTTTCTTTAGGTTGGGTTGCAAACACATCTGGTCATGGTGTAGGTCTAGAGCACGTGCTCGTTCGGAAACGAATGCGCCCGAATCTTTATACTACGCAAGAACAGATAATTACTTGGTTTTCTCCAAAGTTTAACGAACAGGCAATCTGTAAAAAGATCAGACTGTTGTGCAAAGCTGAGAAGATAGCCAGTAGTGGCGTCTCTGCTGAGAGACAGAACTTGCTACTAGCTTTACGGCAAGGCCACCCTTTGGTGGCTACTGTACCCAGTAGAGGGCGAAGCAGCTCAAAAGCTGGACCAGCTAGAGGTGAAACCTCCTTTTGGTTTGAATTAGATTGTAACCCGTAATAACGGGTTGGGCCACGGTTTACTCTCATTTGGGAGTAAATGTTTTTCAATT